GTCCGCAATGAATGCGTGCTCTGAAGGAACATAGTTGAAAGTGAAGTCCATAGAAGGCGCATCAGACTGACCAGCGATCTGTGAAGATACTGCTTGTCCGTACTGAGGAACGTTTACGATGTTAGCTGGGATACCCAGATTCGGGAACTCACGGATACGACCGAAGTCAGCGGCATTAGCGCCAGCAACCCACGGTGTACCAATAGTTTCGAACTCTGCAGCCCAAGCTGAAGGGTCGTCACCCGTGCCAATAGTGTCACCAGCAGTGCCGGGTCCTTTGACAACAGGCATCTCGAGGTAAGTGAGGGATGTATACATTCCTGCACCGATTGAAGTAATATTAGGCATTTATTTTTCTCCTGAAAATTATTAAAAAGAGTTAAACTCTAGGCTGTAGTCAGCCCTGAATAAACTAGTGTCGTCCTTATCGATACCTCTAACGTTAAGAGTACCGTCATGCAATTGTGTAGAGTTACTATAGTTTGAATCAAACAGTGTAGACAACTTATCTGCAATCTCGTAGCATCTTGCTAGGCCTTTGTTAGACCTAGTGTATATTTGGATTATAATCATTCCCTTCTTATAAGTTGGCTTTGAATACTCAGGTACAGGCAGGGATGCGGGTATTATCTCATAAATAACAAACTCATCCGGCACTGTGTGAGGCCAAAAGTTAGCAGGGAAAGAAGTCACTCCAAAAGACTTCCAAGAGCTAGAAGCAAATACAGCGTCTATAGAAGATAGGAGTTCTGTATAACTAGCCATACAAACCTCCTTATCTAGTTGATACAATGAATAGAATAATATAGCCGTCATCAGTATAGTTAATTATACGATGATCAGCACCTTGAAAGTGAATAGTGTCAAACTTAGAGTAGTCCTCGGGTATATCCTTACGCTTAACAGTAACCTCTAACTTTTCAGTCACAGGTGCTACTCCAGCGCTTGTAAGGAAGTTATCCTTGGCTTTACCTATAATCCCTTTGAATACAGAAGACGTTTCCGTCCTCTCTATTACTTTAGAGGTTGTAGGGTCGTAAGTTGATTCAGCATCACATTTAAAGTACATCTCGGCTGTGAAAGCACCTACCATATCAAATGCTAGGTCTAACGAGCCGTCTAATAAACTTCCTAGACACAGTCCCATCACCAAGCCCTCCAAGGGGTTAGGCCACCAGACTCCGCTAATTCACCTAATGCTCTACGAACAAGGTGAGGAAGTCTGGCAGGGTATTGTATCTTAGTTAGTTTAATAGATGCTACGGCTATACTCTCTGCTTGTGCAGTGGTATCCAGAACACAAGGGTTCTCAATAAGGTGCATCGCCATCTCAAAAGTAGCCTTTTGCAGTCTAAAGGGTCGTTCAGGGTCTTCAAAGGCAACAGTACTATTGTATCTGTCATCAAAGTAAGAACCTTCACGAGGCCATGCAAGAGGCTGAGAGGTGGACACGGCGACACCAACATACGTTACAACGTCGTCAAGGTAACCAGTGGCAGTAGTAAGATACTCTTCCTTCTCATTGTTATTAAGAAGGTGCCACTTGTTACTGTTTGAGCGATCGATAAAGTATGCGTTAGCTTCATCCAAGGTGACATAGCTATTCATGTTTAGTTTGATAGCCATGAACCACCCCTTCTGTTATTAAGAGTGTAAGATCGGGAGGATGCCTAAGTTCAGGTAACCTGCTTCACTGCGTACCCAAGAAGCCGCTTGGTCAAAACCGCCAGCACCGGAGGTTTGAATAAACTGGACTTCAGAGCCATCCCAAGAGTAGCCCATTGGGTGACAGACGTAGCCCCAACGATACCAAATGTCAGTAGTACCTGAACCACCGTGAGCAGCAGCTGCTCGGTCCATTTCTACAGGCATAGGTACAGCAAGTGACTTCATAGTCAAAGCATCTGGCTTACAGATGAACGTAGTCTTTGCAGACTGATCGTTAACGTTAGCAGATGAAGACTGGTCGTTACCCGTAGCACGAGTAAGCAACAAACGGAACTTACCTTGGAAGATCGTGTTGAACACGAGGTTTCCTTCAGTAATAGTGGTCTCGTCTACGAGGTTAGCAACACGAAGGTCAGCCAGAGTCTCTGGGCTGGTAATCATGTAGTAGTAGGGAGCTTCATAGTCCTTCCAAGCCATACCCATAGACTTGAACAAACGCTCACCACGAGCTGCGCCTTTTACATTAGAGTCCGCATCGATAAGCTTGCGCTCATCAGCAGTGCCAGTTGCAGCTGCACCAAACTCACCAAGAGCGTTGATGTCTACGTAGAAACCAGTAGAAGCGTTATCAGCGTCAGTGTTGAAAGAAGTGATGCCGCCACCACGACCTACTTCGTAAGCCGCTACTCCGTTAAGAGTCTCGAGGACAGAGTTGTGCTCGTCTTGTGCCTTGGTCTCACCAAAGTCACGAGCAATTTTAGCCAGACCATCTTCTTGTGAGATGACCTTTTGTACGTTGACTTCTTTCGCGCCATGCGTACGCACAGTCTTGGCGTACTTGTAGAACGCGGTGTCAACTTCAGTGTAGTTACCAGCGGTGGCATCAGTAACGCTTGGAACGTTAATGTTTGCCATCAAGGGCTTGTACCACCGAGCTTGACCCAAGTAGTCTTCGATGCTAGTGTTAATCTCAGCGCTAGCGCCTACGATAGCTGTACCAGACAGCTTCTTAGCGTTAGTATACATTTCGTGAGCGTAGTCACCAACGTATCGCTGAACCTGAAACTTCATTGTAGAACCGGAAACACCGGAAGTAAAATCAGAAAGTGCCATGTGTAAAATCTCCTTAAAAGATTATAATTATTAATTAAAACCCGAAGTCGTTAGTTTGGGGGTTAGGGTTATTACGAACAAAGTCTTCAAAAGACAGTTCAGTAATGGGCTTATCACTCTTAGTAGAGCTTACACCACCTTCAACACCTTGGTGCTGCATTGCAGCGGCCCCAGTAGACTGCTTAGGTTTGAAAAGAAAAGCGTTTTCTTCGTCTTTAGCGAAGGCTTGAACAAATTCACCTAACGATGCACCTGTAGCATGGACCCATCCACCTTCAGCATCTTGCTTTAACTCATTGACAATCTGAGCCTTAGCCATTTCTTTTGCCGTAGCATTACGAAATTGCTGTTCGCTAAGAATCCTATCAACTTGATGGTCACGAGTTAAGGTAGTATTAATACCTGAAAGCGAGTCTACTCGAGCAAGGGCTTCGTCCAGCTTCATCTGAAGAGCTTCAGAAGTTTTACCTTCTGCTTCAAGCTTCTCCAGCTTAGCGGCCTTAGCTGATTCCTCAAGTTCAACTGCCTTCCTCATCGCGTCATCGCGTTGCTTAGACATCTTGTTCATATTGTCTTTCATTTGAGCTAGTTGCTCTGATACCATGCTCTCAATCATCTTTTGTGCTTCAGGTGAAGAGAGGTCGGCACCAGCTGATGCTTCAGTTTCCATAGTGGTTTCCATTTCAGTTACTTCATTATTATTAGTTTCATCGCTCATTTTGTACTCCTAGGCCACAGGCCAATTATTGTTGTTGTCACAGACTAAGGTTATGGTCCTATACCATACCAGCTTTCACCTATAGGTATAGGTGCAAGGATATCTTTGCGGGTTAATCCGCCATCCTTTACTATCAATCCATCTTCTATGGCCTTAGCGAGTAGCCTTTGGTAAGCCTTCTCAGAGAGGCCCTCTTTGCGCATTGCCTTGAGGGTCTTAAGAACGGTGTCAGCCTCTACCGCATCTGCGTATAGATATCTTAAAGCGTTCTTAGCCTTTGTTGCTTCTCCCATGTTAACGAAGAAAGCATCATGGATGGTTGCAGTTCCTACATTGTTCTTCTTACCCCATAAATGGAATTGTCGAACAACTGCCGCATCATTAGAGTGATTACCGTTTACACCGTAACCAGTTCTTGCATCAATGATTGACGACTTTCCCTTTAACTTTCCGTCAGTTACAGAGTCTTTGTAGACATTGTAGACTTTTCGTCCAGTGGTCGGGTCAGTAAACTCTATGCGCTCTTCCAGTACAGGTCGATAACGTTGATAGAGTTTCTTATCATCGAAGGTCACCCAAGGAATATCTACCTTCCCGGTGTCTTCAATGTATTCTTGTGCGGCCTCTTTCCAGAAGCCAATAAACTTATCAGTAACAGGGGCACGTTGAGATAGCTTTTCAGCCATGATATCAGATATCAATTTAAACTCGTTAGGTCCAATTAGTTGAGACCTTCCAGCTGTAAGCTTCTCCACAAAATCCTCTACGTCCGGATGAACATCCTTAGACATATGAAGCATTCTGTTACCTATAGGTGCTTCTTTAAGTATGACAGCGTTAATCTCATCTCTCAACTCATTAAGCTCCTTGATAGTTTCTGTAGCACCTATCCTCTCTGCATCTTTAATATTGAAATCAATAGTCTTATTAATCTCGTTAAGAGCTAGAGCGTCTTTAGGTGTGTTGCTAGTCCTGTTACGAACAACAACTAGCTTGTCTTTCTCTAACAAAGTTTTAGCAAACTTATCTGCTATATTGTTAGCTTGAGTAGCTCTACCAGCACCATAGAATGAGACCATGTTCTGAGCCTTAGCAGCTTTAGAAAGGTCCTCCCACGTAATATCGTCTACAAGATCGTTAATACGTTGGAATCTAGGGTCGGCTACAGTGTCCATAGCCATAGTATCATAGAGTCTATTCTTTTTAGGAGTTGCCAGTACATTAGACTCCCAGCCCAAGTCTTTATTGCGCGTACTTAGAGCAATAATTTGCGCACCAGACGCAGACGCATCAATCTCTATTGGTAACTGGGTAACGTAGTTGTACAACTTCCTAGTATTAGAAAAATCACCTCCTACATGGTCATGCATCCGAGCATATTCTAATGCAAGCCTTAAAAGTTTTGGGTGTTCTTCAGCATCCATCTGCGTCATCAGAGGATGACTGAGAGCCTTACGCATACGCGCATCTTTTTGGGTTGTGCCTTGTATAAGTCTCCCGAGTTCAAGCATACCTGCTTTGTTTCTGTCAAAGATTTCAAACCTTCCAGCGTTAGTTAATGCTTCCGTAGCGGGACCTAGTAGTGAACCCACCTGCTCCTGAAAGTTTATCCATCCACCCTCACCTATTTGTACCTTCTTATGTGTGTTAAGGAAAGGTCTAACAAACTCTCCTCCCGTAGGAGTTAGATATCCGTTAGCGTATATTCTCCCTCTACCATCTATCTGGTGAGAATTAGTAAAAAGTTTCTTGCGTTTGAGATGCCATTTAACTGTTTCCATCATACCTAGCCCTTGCTCCTTGCGGTCAAGCACTATTTGACGAAACCCATTTAATTCATCCCATTTCTTAGTATTACCTCTGGGGTCTCTGAACCTTGCTAAGTCAAGCATAAAAGAACCAAAGTCCTCGTCTACTTCCCACTTAACTTTATTAGCCCAGTTAATCTCATCGGTCATATCTCTATCTATTCTTACTTTGTCGTAATTAGCATTAGCACGTCTAGTTATAATTGATTGACCAGTTACGGTACCATCAG